TCCATATTAGATGTATTCCAAACTTCTACCTTTTTACGCAGTCGACCCTCCTTTATTAAATTCTCATATCTTTTGGTTGATTTCTTTTTCCACCACTTAATAATATTTTCTAATTCATACTTCTCCCACTGGTCACTTTTTACTAAAGTATCAGTTTCTCCTAAAAAATATTCTCTGCTATTTTCAAAACCATAAGTTGAAGAATAAAACCTTTTCTGTGTAGTAATAGAACCAGCACGTTTCTTAAATTCTTGGAACTTTTCAAAAGCTTCAGTATCATGCTCTTTTAATGAATTAGTAATAATACTAATCATTTTATTTTGTGTTTTTAATTTATGACTAGTAATTGGAGTGCCGGCTTCTGTAACAGGGCATATTAATGGCTCTCCATCATTCTTTTTATAAAACCAATCTCTCATTGAAAAATACACTTCATCACTAAAAGTTAAAAACAACTTTGATATTGTATCGCCTTTATATTTTAAATATGGTCGCATACCATCATACATACTACCGCCTTTAATATTACCATATAACGATGTAGTTTCAAATAAACAAAATGGACCCCCATACTTATCATTTAATCTCCTCCTTATATCATGGCTACAACAAATTGAAGCCATTAACTTACCACCTAAATAATTAAATCCAAATGGCTGTGCGGGTACAATAATAAATCCCATAATAGCACTTTGATTAAATCGACCAATTTCTTCTTTATTCTTTCCGTCTATAGGTCGGCCGAGCCATTCATTTCTAGGATTAATACTTATCATCGGAGAGGCCATTTTAATAAACCCGCAAATCTTTCCAGAATTCTTCTCCTGCACACAATACTTTTGTACACGACCTGGAGGATTATCCGGAGTAAAACTTGCTGTAATCTCTAACAAATTTTCAAACACCTCATTTGGTCGTTTTGTTATTTCAAACTCCATATCCTGTGGGTGCATATCCCAATCTTGAAACAAATCATCCGATGGGTTTAAACCAAATAAAGGAGCTGGCATCTTCGCAATGCGCTCTATCTTTCTTTTTCTAAAATAACTATCAATACGGTCAAATGAATCAAAAAACTTTACAAGTTTATTTGCCGACCAATAAGCTTCTTCTTTTGTTAATATCATATAATGTATATTTCACTGTTAATTCTTCACCCGCCTCTATATCTTTATCACCAACTGACAAAAAAATGTATTCAGAGGTTGGATCATCTTTACATATCTTTACACAATTAGGAGTATCACTATGATTTATAAACCCACCTAAAGGAGTTCTCCATACACCATCATGCGCTGGCTCAGCCTTTATCCAACCTATACCTAAAAATCTTTCAGCAGGAATTCTTTCTACGGCAAATAAACCAAGGCCATGTACTTTTGATTCTTTAATTGTTAAGGTATCTGGTAATGGATTATACATTTTCATCCAAATAACGCCTCTAATGTCCTACTTGTGCCAAAACTTCTATCTATCTCCCAACCTACCTGAGTTACAATAAACTGTAAAGGATCTACAAAAGATTTTTCAAACTGTAAATCCATATCTACTACATCATGCAGTCTAAACTCCTCAGGCAACTCACCCAAAAAAGAAATCACATTAGCTTGCAAAACATTCGGCATCTTCAAGTTTAGATATTTGATCTTATCGCCGTCCCGGATCAGCTGATACTTATTAGTCAGTTTATGTTTCTTCAAAAGATGGTTGTAAATCAAAGCACCCTTGATGTGCATTGGTGTTCCTTTCTTATAAATGTTTGAGGCATCACCCCACTTCTTTATGCCATTGACTCCCCGTGGGAATGCTATTTCTTCAACCGGAGTAACGAGAAATTCTTTCCTAAAAGCCTGAATAAAAGTATTGACCGCTGAAGCATCTTCATTCACTATCACCTTCAACACTTCCTTAATCTTTGTCCTACACGGTCCTGGTGTTGAGGACTTCACTGCCTCAATACCCATTATTTTCAGTTGGGGTTCTTCATATCTCACACCCTCACTATCATGCACATTTAGGATGTATCGTTTCTTGGCAGTCCAGATACCTTTGTCAGCAATAACTTCTCTTGCCATCTCCATCTTCTGTGCATAAGCATTTACATACTCAGCCAATTCCTCATAACACTTGGTGATATAAGGCTCCATCTTCTCTGATGCCACCTTGTCTAAAAAGTCAATCGGGTTTTTCGGTTCAACTTTCTTTACTAGCTCATCAAACTTCACATAGATGGAATCAGTATCAGAAGCGACCACATAATCCTCACCTTCTGTCTGTAAAATTTTATTCAAGTATTCATTCACCTTATTTTCAATCCATCTAATAGACAACTGACCTGATGTTGTTATGGCAGTAGCCAACCTTTCATCATAATAACGGAAGTATTGATTGCCGATAGCCCCATAACAACTATTCAATGCTATCTTTCTTGCCATCTGAATGTTGTGATACTTGGATATCTCCTTCAGATACTTTTTATCTTTGGTGTTTTCATATCGTTGTCGGGCCTCTAATGAATACTTTTTGAATTTCACACGGTCCTCATACATTTTCTCCATCAACTCTGGGAGAAAGCCACTCTTATCGGTTCTAAAACAAGCGGCATTAGGAGTTACGGTTAGTTTCAACTCTTTCAGAAAATCAGTTTCTACTTCCTTAGTCAAAAGTTTATCTACTGAAATACCCCTTGGGAATCTTTCCGAAATCATAGTTTCTGGAGAAATATTATACTCCATAATAAGATGGGGATAAAGAGAATTGAGGTCAAACGATACTATCCAGTTATGCTGTCCTGTCTGTGGGTCCTTTACATAAGCCCCTTCATACCTAGACCCTTTACTCTCTGATATTTTTGGCGGCACCGCTATCTTTTTTGTTTTTAGATAATTGAAAATAATAACATCCCACATTCTAACTTGTGAGAATACATCAATATAATTTACCTTCGCCTCATATGCCATAGTGATACACATTTCAAGCAACTTCATCTTATCTTCTAAAGCATCTACCAGTTCCACATCCTTGATATTATAATCAACAAACGATTGATAATCTTTTGTATACCACTCCTTGAATGTATCATAAGGATTCTTGTCCTTCTTTACACCCAACTCAATACTTGCTATGTAATCTAAAGCAAAGGACTCTTGGTTCTTATATGTAAATTTCATATAGATATCCATATAATCCAGATTAGAAACACCCCAAATATTATACTTGGTGAATTCACGACCATAAGATGTCACCTTCTCCTCTGATACAACATTCCACGGAGATAATAGGTTTGTCTTTTTAGGACCGAATAGTTTGGTGATACGATTACACAGATAAGGAATATCAAAGAAGTTTATATTCCAACCAGTTATAACATCTGGCTTGACTTGTGAGAAAAACTCCACAAATTGCTCGAGTAATTCCCTTTCATCCAGACAACGGACATACTCCACATCATCCCTGTCTGTTTTGAATTCATCTATGCCCCACACCAAAATCTTCTTTGTGTTTTGGTTCTTCACCGTAATGGCTAGGACTTCTTCTTCTGCTTCTTTGGGCTCTGGAAAACCATTCTCACTAGCGACCTCAATATCAATAGTAAGAATAAGAATCTTCTCCTTATCCCAATTCACCAACCCCTCATATGTATCAGAAATCCAGGTGTATGGATATCTTTCAAAACCATACACGAAACCTGGCAAATCTTTATACTGATTGATGAAATCTCTGGCCTCGGAAATGGAGCCAAAAGTTATCGGCTCCACAGACCGACCCTGCAGAGTTTTATATTTTGATTTCTTTTTTGTGGGCCGGAATAATGTAGGTTTATAATCCAACCGCTCCTGCACACGCTTCCCATCCTCAATTTTGCGGATGAGAAATGTATTCCCGCGTTGAATTATTGACGTATAAAACGATTCCATATTATTCATTATACACTATGGTGCATAAGAAGTCAATACTATTCGCTTAATACTTTCTTGGTATCTACCCTCAAATTGGGAACAACTATGCCTGAACCAAACATTTGATTGTACCCATTTAGTAAATCTTTATTCATTGTGGTACTAAAAACAAGCCAATCTTTAGGAACATCCACAGATTTCTCGGTAGTAAAAGGACACCATGGTGCAAACCCCATCTGCACATTACCACCTCTTGGATCACCCATCGGTACTATCTGTGCTGGGTTTGTTATTGACACCACATCATCCTTTTCTTCCACATCACCAACTATATCTTCACCTGATTTCAGGCGAAGCAATTTCACTTCACTCATAACAATTCCTCAATCTACTCTTTTCTTTGAACCTATATTATATTTTGTTTCCAACACCCAATCTTCTTTATCTCTATATGACAAAACCTTTATCTGTGATAGTGGGGCTTTAGGTTCAGCTACCCCAACAATTTCTATCAATTCCCAATCACCTAACAAACTCGCTATTGTATTCCTTCTCTCTACATCATTCAGTGTTATGTTTGTTGGCTTACCATCAAGTGCAAATAATTCCTTAAAATGTACTATGAAATATCTACCTTGTTTGTGTAATATGTGGCACGACTGATATAAAATTTTATCCTTTCTACTTGCAACACCGATACGAGATAAAGTTTCTCTGACTTTTAGAAAATCATCTGGCTCGTTTAACTTTACCTCCAGCATCATTTCGGGAGTCCACTCCACTTCTTCCATGGTTTACACCTCTAATCAATTTTCTTTTTATAGTTTTAACTTGGTCATCGGTCAAAACACGGAGGGCCTGTTTAGCCTTTTCATTGCTATAGCCATAATATTCTTTGATATACTCTATGTCTTTCACCTTTGAAGCACGAATCCACTTCGCAAAGCGTTTCCGCTTACTCAAACTATTTATGAAAAAGTCATTTTGCAGACGATTGTCCAGATAATGCATACGGTTCATTTCATTCACATAGAATATGGCATCTCCGTGGGCTGATAAACACTTATTGATGATGTAAGCTGGGTACTTTTTCTCCCAAAACTCATCCTCATCTTCCATAAGGTTCTTCTTCCCAAAGTTTATTTCATTTAGGTATTGTGATAATTGATAATCTTTTTTACTCATGCCAATTCTGCCATAACCAATTAGTGTGTTGCTCTTTATATAATTCTACGTTTTTCATATGATAGAATTACTCACTATGGAATTTTCATAAGTTTCTTTATTCATTTCTACTCCCAGATATTGTCTACCTAATTCTTTAGCAGCTTGAATAACTACACCAGAACCAGCAAAAGGATCCACCACCAAATCATTTTCTTTAGATAGTGTATTAATAACAAGTTTACAAAAATTTTCATTCCAAATATAATATGTGCTTTTACTTTTAGCTAATTTATAATTGAAAATTTGTTTCATCCATTCTCCTT